GTCGGCACCGGGCGCGTCACCGGGTCGGTATAGGCGACCGGGTTGGGCGGCGACGGGGGTTGCGGATACGGCGTCGTCAGCGCCGGAAAACCGATCGGGGAACCGGGCGCAGCGGCCCGAGGATCCCAGGTATCAAGCGCCATGGCAGTCTCCTTCTAACGCGAACGACGATGGCTGGTGGTAGCCCCCACAGGAGCCAGGAACGTGAAGGTCTGCCCGGTCTCGGAGAGAACCCCCGCTCCGTTGCGGACGTGAACTTCGACGGCGACCGGCGCCGCCCAGACGGCCATGTTGACGCCGGTCTGGACTTCGGTCTCCGACACCACGGTGGTCGGTTCGTCAAAGCCGTTGAACACGATGACGGACCCGTCATCAAAGCCGGTGCCCTGCACGCTGATCGTGAAGTCGGGCTCGCCCAGGGTGACCTCGTTCGGGACCAGCGCGGTGACCGTCGGCGCGTCGCCAGCCGGCACGTAGATCGGGTTCTCTTCCGGATAGGGCTTGCTGGGATCCGGCCGCGCAATGGGCACGCTCGGGTCGATCACGCTGCGGGGATCCGACGTCTCATACGTCGTCAGGCCGTCGGCGGCAGCCTGATCCGTGTGCGTGCGACGCCGTGTGGGTTTGGTCGTCACGGGCTCTCCTACATGCTCGCGGTGAGCTTGCGAACTTCCTGCTGATCCACCACCTCGCGCAGCATCGTCGCGAAGGACGGAAAATTTTGCTTCTGGTCGTCGTCGGCGCACGGGAACGCGATCGTGATCCGCTCGACGGTTTTGCCATCGACGCGCATTCGAGGGATCACGTGGAACGGGATCACCAGGCCGTCGGCTTTGGTGATCTCGTAGCTGCCCGGCTGCAGCTGGTTCAGCAGCTCGATCTCCTGGCGCGTGAGGGTCTGGCGTTCCAGCGGGTAGGGCCCGAGGAACATCTCGCACACCAGCAGCGGGCGCGGATGATCGCGCTCGCCGCGCGGGTTGAAGACCGACTGGTCGGGGTGCGTGTCGTTTTCGGGCCGCAGCTGCTTGCGCATCGCGAGCGCATGGATCTCGGCCTCGGCCGCGACGCGATCCGTCTGGCCGCCACGGATCGCTTCGACCAGGCGATCGAATTGATCGTTGCTGAACGCGACCCCACTGCGCGGTGGTGGGGCGGGCGCGTCGTGGCCCTCGGGATCAAACGGCACATCAACAGACATGATCTAGGTCTCCTCTTAGAACGCCCCGACGCCCCAGAGGCGCGAGACAAACACGCGAAAATCTTTCGGCGCAGCGAGGGCCGCGTCCCCGACCCAGATCGTGCCCAGCTCCATCAGATCGGCAAACGCGGTCTTCAGGTCGGCGACTTCCTCATCGGTGTAACCCAGGGCGATGAGATCCGCATTGGGCGTGGCGATGAGGAATTGCTGGAGCGTCAGCACGTCGCCGAAGCTGCGCTGAAACTGCCGCGCAATGTCTCCCGCGCGGATGTCGATCTCGTCCTTCGTGACCGCGAGCCCGACACTCATCAGGTCTCCTTCACCGTGGCGCCTGCCTCGGGAAACACCCTGACGGGGGCGACACAGAGCCACCCGCCAGGGTCGTCGCTTAGTTGATCGCGGTGATCACGCCCAGGCGGCGCGGGTTGTTGGAGTAGAGGTTGCAGATCGTCATCACCTTGAAGATGTCGGCGGTCTGGTTCGCAGGATCCACCGACGGGAAACCCTTCATCCAGTAGCCCGACTGGTAGGCGAGCTTCAGGTTGGTGGTCTGCAGCATGTAGAGCAGGCCGGCGGGGCACGCCACGTCGTACGAAATCGGGATGTCCTTGAACATCAGGGCATCCGACTGGAACCCCGTGAGGCCCTTGTCGCCCTTGCTCTCGCGGTTGTAGCGCTCGTTCTTGGTCAACAGCGACTCAAAGCCCTCAAACGTGGCCATGTCGCTGACCGCGAAGCCCGGGTGCGCGCCCGTCACGCCGTTGGAGCACAGGTTGTACATGTGCCTCATGCTGGCCTGCAGGTTGTCAAACGCCGTCGTGGTCTTGGTCCCGACGCTCTGCTGGTTGCGCCAGAACGCAAAGGCCGACCGCGAGATCCCCCCGACGGTGCCGGTCGTCGGCGTCGAGGACACGATGTACCCGAGCCCGCCCATCACCTTGCCGCCGGTGCCCGTGCCGTCACCAAACATATCGGTGTTGAGCACGCGCTTGAACGTGTTGCGGAGGTTTTCGAGTTTCGCGGCGAGCAGATCGAACTTGCGTCCGCTGCCCTGGTTCTTCGCACGCTCCAGCTCCGACATCACGACGGTGCCGGCGTACTCTTTCCAGCCGAAGGAAAATTCATCGAACACGTCCACGCGGGTCGTGTCGAGGAGATCCAGGTCGGTGTAGGCCTTGACGGTCGTGTTGACGGCGTACTCGATCGAGCCGTTGATGGAGCGGCCTCCATCGATCGACTTGAACCCGCCGCCCTCCTGCATCCGATTCAGGAGCCAGTAGTCGTTGTGGATGTTGTCCTCGGGCTTGGTCCCGACGACGTTTTCCCACGCCTGCGCAATTGTCTGTCCTACGTTGGGATCGGCCATGGCGACACTCCCGCCGGGCGCCTACCGTCGTCCGACCGCATCGGCGGCCTTGAGGGCTTCCTCAAACGACTTCGGGCGCGCGGCGACGGCGACTGCCCCGTTGCCGGGATTACGTGCAGAGGCCGCAGCTTTCTGGTTAAGGGAGGACAGCAGCTCGCTTTTCGCGTTGTTCGACAGCGACGGCAACACCTTGGTCGCCAGCACCTGAATGTACGCATCGCGGATCGCCTGGCCGACCAGGTGGTCGGGCATCGGCGGCATCATGCGGAAGACCTTTTCGATCTCCGCTTTCTGCTCGGTGAAATGCGGCAGTCGCCGCATCTCGGACAAGGTGTCGGAGGCGAACTTGTTCGCGGCTTGCGTGGCCGCAATGATCGTGTCGCGCTCCTGCCGGGTCTGCATGTCCTGTTGCAAGGGCTGCAGCTCCTGGCGCACCTGCGTCAACAGCTGATTACTCAGCCACCGATCGCGCTCAGCCAGCTTCTGCGCGGAGTACCACGAGTAGCCGTCCACGACGATGTCGGGCTGGGGCTCTTCGGTCTGCGCGGGTTGGGCGTGGCCGTTGCCGCCGTTGGGTCGGGTCGCGAGAATCTTCGCGACGTGCGACCGCAGCTGCGGCGCGTACTCTGGACTACTGGTCAGGTCATCGAGTGCCCCGAGGACAAACGAGACCGGATCCTGCGCCCACTGCTTGGCGAGGTTGGTGATCGCCTGAAAGTGTTCAGGCCCCACCTGCAGGGCCCAGCCGTACTGCTGCTGGACGGCCTGCTGCGCCTCGTCGCGCGCGCGGGTGCGAGTGTGTTCAAGGATCGCCTTGTGGCGGTCCACGGGAATGGGCCCGGCAGCCGGGTCCCAGTCGTCGCCTTGCGTCGGAGGCGTGGGCGGAGTACTGCCGTCACCTGGCGCCGGTTGTGTCGCCACCGTCGCGGGCGCACCAGGATTAGGAACGGAGGAGGTCGTCAGAGACGGGGACGAGCCGTCTGTTGCTGCAGAAGGTACCGACGGCGTCGTGGAGTCAGTGCTCCCGGCCCCGGCCGATGCCCCTTCCAAAGCCTGCCCGAATGACGGGCGGGTGTCGTCTGGCATGGTCGAGACGATGCCGACGTGGAGAGAAGCGCGTCAAGGGAGTCCTCAACCGCAGAGGATCTACAACAGGTTCTTGTAGCGCCTCGTCATGCACCCACACTCGACCACCAGCTCGGGATCGGTCTCGTTGTTCGCCGCACGCACCCCATCAGGGATCCCCCTGGCGTGGCAACGGAGGCAGTAGAGCGAGAGGCCCAATCGGCGCAGGACAGGCTCGGCCGCGATGAGGAGCATGATCTCCTTGCGAGTCATCTCCATCCGATCGAGGCCCTCAGTTTCAGCCACGTGGAGCCGCCAATCGTTGCAGTGGGACGTTCTTGATCGCGCTGAATGCGTCGTGATCTTCCGCCCGTACCAGACGTGCGTAGAGCACAATCATCGTCGGCAGCTTACTGGCGCGTTCCGCGATACAGCTTACGCAGAGCAAACCGCCCTCGCCTTCGGGATGCACGAGGAGCCACTCAGCATCAGGCAGCACCACGTCGAGCGGAAACGCATCGTAGGGCAACCCACAGCCGTCACAACGCGGTTCCTCAATCGGCATGAGGTTCTCCGTCAGGCGGCACCGAAAACGATCCACGCTCGGTCACGGTGATCGTCACGGGCACGTCGGCGTCTAGCTCATCCGCTCGAGTACGCCGGGCGGGACGGCTCACCAGCTCGATGGCGTCTTCCAGCATCTTCGCGGTCGCGCCGCCGGCCCAGTTGGACGTCAGCTTCGATCCGTCACGGTGGCGCACGGCATCGACCAGGCCGCGCTCCTTCATGATCCGCTGGCGTTCCGTTTCGGAGTACACGCGCACGGGTTCCGGCCCGAGGTTTTCGATCAGCTGGCCACCGGGGATCGAGTCGCTGATGACGGTGACGCGTCCCGGGCCGTGCGGGCAGAAGGGCCAGTCGCCGACTTCCAGCAGCGTCGAGCAGCGGTCACAGATCGTCAGTCGCGGGGTCAAGGTGGTGTACCTCGATGAGACGGTCCCGGTGCGCGTCGATCACGTGGAGGACGATCTCCAGCAGATCACACTGCGCCGGCGGGGAGAGTTTGTCGCGCGCCACGATGGAATCGACCGCCGTCAGGGCGCCCACCGCGATCCGCTCGCCATCGTGTTGCAGATCCATTAATCCTCGCTGAAGAGGGGGGCTCGTCAGCCGCTCACGTCACCGGGGCAGCGACGTTTCCCAACAGCAGTCACGAGCCCGCCCTCACTTAGAACCGCACGCGCACGGTCACTTGTCGGCCATCCGCATTGACGGCCACACGTTCCCCACCGTAGATCATCAAGCCCACCCCGACACCGACGGTCGCGACGCCGGCGGCGAGCAGATTGTGCGAGACCTGACACGGCGCGATCGCCAGGCGCGTGAGGATCGGATCGGTGCCGCATGGCGCCGTGGGATAGCCGACGATCGCCGACTCCTGCGCCCAGGTCATCGAGCCAATGGCAAACGCGGCCCCGGCCCCCACGAGCGCAGCTCCGGTCCAGAACAGCGGCTTGGACCGCATCTCGTAGTGAATCACCGGCACGACGACGGGCGGCGTACACGGGGCGGGGGCAGGCGCCGCGAAGGGACACGGCGGCAAGGGCCCGTCACAGGGCACCATTTGCGTGCAGGTGCGCTCGTGCAGGTAGGTCGGGGTCACCACCTGCTCGGGTGCCGATTGCGCCAGCACGGGCTGCGCGAGACTCCAGAGGGCGAGTACGAGAAGGCCACGCATAGCGACTCCTTACGGGGTGAGATCGACGGTGCCGCTGGCGTCGGCGACGTTGGTCGATCCGAGAAAGTTATTGCTGGCCTCGCGGAACAGCTGCCCGTCCACGAAAATCTGCGCCGTGATCGTCCCGTTGAAGGTCGAGGAGGCTTTCAGGAAGACGAAGAGTGTCGTGTGGCTGGTCCGAAACGACGAGACCCAGGGCACGCTGGTTTCCGTCATCGTGGTGCCGTCCTGCGCGCTGCCGTACGTGATGTCGGCGAGCGGCACCGTCCCGAGCACGCGAAACTCGATCGTGTGCGTGACCGGCACCGGCGTCGGCGCGGGCGAGTCGCTGGTGTCCTGGGGCACCACGTAGTTTTTGGTACACGCAGGAACCACCAGGGCGAGCGTCAGGATCGCGAGCAGTCGTCGCATAAGCAAACCTCGTGGGGAGCCCTAGCAGGGTGCGTACCGTTCTACATCGGCGCTTTCGCAAATTCCGACCCGCCGCCGGGGAGCTGGCCCGTGCGGTCGGCAGCGTGCTTGCTGATCGGCTCCACCTGCTCGGCGGCGCCCGGGTGCTCGGGCTGCGGCTTGGGCAGGCCGGAATCTTTCGGCGGCGTGATGTCGTCGGGGAGCGATCCCTGCATCGTCGCCTTGCCGGCCAGGAGTACCGAGTTTTGCAGCGCCTCGGGGCTGATCTGGTAGCCGCTCTGCTGCAGGATCTCGATCGCGAAGGGGAATTGCGGCAGGCGCGGGTCGAGATCGGCCGCAGTCACGCGCACCTGGACAGCGGGCTTGGGTGGGCCCTGCGGCGGCGGCGGCGCCACGAGCTTGTCGGGGTTATAGCCCCACTTGAGCGCGAGCCGGCGGGCCAGCTCCAGCCGATTGATGAACGGGTCGCGGGCCGTGAGGTTGTAGAAGGCGAGATCCTGCTGACGGTCCTGGGCCGCATCGACGTGGATCTGCGAGTCGGGCTTGATCGTGTAGGCGAACCGGCCGCTGATCGACTCCTTGTTCCACGAGACCCAGATCTTGGCACCGTCGTCGCCCAGGATCTGGATCGGCTGCGTGCGGTCGGAGAAGCGCTGCACCAGGGCGTCGAGCTTCCTGACGCCGGCGACGAAAAACTCGACCACCTTTTGCTGCTCGCCGGCCAGGCGCGTATCGACACTCGACTGCATCGTGGCGACTTCGGTGGCGGTGCGGCGGGATTGGTTCTGCGCGCCACTCTGGTTGGGCCCCAGGGCGAGCGTGCGGTCGATGTCGCGCTCGATGATCTCCTGGCCGACGTAGGTCTCCTGCGACAGCTGCGGCTTGATGCCCTGGATGATCGGCGGGTTGCCGGCAGTGAGACGGCCGCCTTCGACGGGCACCAGCGGGCCGTACTTGCCGTTGGTGATCCGCTCGATCTTCTCGGGCGGCAGGATGTCCTCGTCGTAGAAGGCGTAGGGGATCGAGGCGTCGCGACTCTTGAGGATCTGCCCGCGATACTGGTTCAGCTCGTCGGCGAGCGGGCGCGTCATCGCGGAGTCGGAGGGCACGTGGTTGTCGTCGGGGACATCGCGCAGCATGAGCACGTGCAGCGGGTAGCCCGGCATCGAGTCGCCTGTCAGCCGGCCTTCCGCATCGAGCGACTGGTAGGGCAGGTAGCGGTGGCGCACCTCGGCGTCGAGCCCGTGGAGAAAGACGCATTCCACGACGCGCTTGGGGTGGAAGGCCTCGGGGTTCAGCGTGGGCTCGTAGTAGTACATCTGGATCCCCGTGACGAAGGGATCGTAGGCCTGGCCCATGCCGCTGCCCTGCTTCTGCTCGTCGTCGCGGATCGGCGTGTCGTCGCGCTTGGCGCCGCCTTTGTAGTCGGGCGGGATCCCTTCGCCGTACTCGCGGCGCGCGGCCGACAGCGGGATCTTGAATTTCAGCGCGAGCCAGGGCGCTTTGTCGAAGTCGGTCGAGCGGAAGTCGGCCGGCACCATCAGCGCTTTGGGGGAGAGACGCGACCAGAAAAACTCTTCGTACACGGGCACCTTCACCGTGGTCGGCATCCCCGTCATCGGGTCCGGTGTGGACACGTCGCGCGTGTAGGACGTGTAGCCGATGTGAGTGACGCCCCAGCCGGCGGGCACCAGGACGTCGAGGATCGCGGCCTGAATGGTGCGCTTCGCATTCACGCCGTCGGTGCCCAGGACCTGGTTGAGGACGGTTTGGTGCAGCGAGATCGCGGCCGACAGTTTCTGCTCCTGCGTCGCGCCATTCGGAAGCGGCACCGACGAGAGCACTAGATCACTTAGAGGTTCCGCAGGCGTGAGCTGGACCTGCGCGGTGTCGAACCACAGCTGCGCCTTTTTCTGCTCGGCCTGGCGAAAATCGACGTTGGTGTTGACCTGGTAGTCTTCGCGGTCTTTCGCGAGCGTCTCGGGCGGCGGCGCGTAGCTATCGAGGTTCTTTTTCCACAGCGGCGCGTAGCGCTCGGTCTCTTGATCGGAGGCGCTGAACCAGCTTTTGATGGCGCCGCGCTGATCGTCGGTCAGCGGAGGCAGGGTCAGTGGCTCTGGCGCCGAGGGCGCCGGGGTTCCGCCCTGGAGACCCCCGGGCCCCGCTGCCGGCGAGACGGCGGCAAGCGGGTTGGGGCTCGGCGCGAGAGCCGGATCGAGTGTAGCGGAGGCCGCAGCTGGCGGATACATGGATCACCCCTTTGTGGCGCGTCGCCAGTAGCGACTGCCTGGGCTGCGGTGCGCTTCGGTGCGGAGGTAGCCAATGGTGTCGGGCGCAAAGCGCGTTGGCAAGGGAGTCCTTTTCGGGCTCGGCCGGCTCATCACGGCGTAGCGCAGTGCGTCGGCGGCGTGGTCGTCGCCCTCGGTGTTGACGTCCTCCGGGTCCTTGATGTCGCTGATGAGACCCGGCAGCGTACGGCGCAAATAGCGGCAGCTCGGGTCGATCGTCAGCCACGGGAGGCCGTCTGGCGCGCGCGCGAGCCAGTGACGCAGGCGCTGCCACCCCAGCACGCGCGTGTTGTCGCCGGGCTGACACGCGACGTGTTGCCGCGCGAAGGTCTCGCCGACGGATTCGCCGGTGTGGCCGGTTTTATTGAACGCCGACGGGTCGATCACCGAGTAGTGAACGCCCACGCGCAGGTTGGTGGTCTCGCGCGCGACTTTTTCGGCGACGTCGGCCGCGAGGGTCTGATGAAAGCGGTACTCGTGGCAGACGTGAATGTGGCCGTCATCGAGCAGCGCGATCCAGAGGCAGCAACCCGGGTTGTTATAGCCCCAGTCGATCGCGCGGATCACGCGACAGTCGGCGGGCAGCTCCACGCGGCGGATGTGGCCGCCCTGGCCGAGATCGCGGTCGTGAAACTCCGGAAAAAATTGCCCCGTGATCGCGGACCAGTCGCCGTTGAGGAGCTGATCGCGGCGCTGCGGCGGGAGGGGCCCGAGGCGCTTTTCGTAGGTGCGGAAGCTGCCGTCCGGATCCATCAAGTAGGGGTTGTCGTACAGCCGCGCGGGAATGTAGACGTAGTCGCGCGGGTCGTAAAACGGGTCGTCGGCTTTGCTGATCGTTTTGGTGATCCAGCGATCGACCACGTACAGCGTGTGCGCGCCGCCGGGGTTGGAGGTACACCGGACGAGGGCGACGACGTCTTCTTTCGAGCTGCGCGCGCGGCTCATGATCTCGTTGGCCTGGGACTGCTCCAGCGTGGCCAGCTCGTCAATGTCGATGCAGTCGTACTCGATCGACAGAAACCGCAGCTCGTCGCCGGGATGCTGGCAGTGCCCGCCCCGGATCAGCGAGCCGTTGGGAAAGCGGATCTCGTTTTCCACGACGCGCGCGCCAAACACCTCGACTTCGCGGCGGGCCAGGTCCAGGTGGTGCTCGATCAGCTCGGTCGCCAGGCGCCGCATGAGCAGGACGCGGTACCCAGGCATCGCGAGGCAGCGCTTGTAGGCGTCCCACCGCAGGCCGGTCGATTTTGAGCCTCCTGCCGCGCCGCCCCAGAGCACGTTGGGCGCGGTCGCGTTGTGGAGGAGGACTTGTTTGGGCGTCGGGCGGTACAACCAGCGCGTCGGCCCCTCGACCACCCGTCCGCGCCGATCGACCGGCGGAATGCCGATGCCGTAGGTGTCGCGGTCCTCGCGGTACTGCGCGATCTGCGGCTCGGTCCACCTGGACAGCGCGAGCCAGTGGTGCCAGTGCTCCCATTCCCAGCGGCTGACGTGCGGCCAGGTCGGGGCGCCGTCGGGCGGCGGAAAGTAGGTGACGCCGACGACACGCTCGCCGGCAGGAACGGAGGCGCGCAGGGCTGACCGGGACATCGGCCCGGCCTTCGCAGGATGCGTGCCTTCAGCGCTCGACGTAGGGCTCGACGGGCGACTCGCTGACGACGGCCAGACCAGCCCACATCCCCGGCGCCAGGATCCGGATCACGCTCCCCTTGGCGTAGAGGGCCAGGGCTCCGGACGCGGTGAGGGTAAACGCGGTGAAGGTGAGCGCCTCCGCCTGCCACTGGTCCGAGTCGGGCGGGCGCCAGGTCAGGATCGCGAGTTTGTGGGTGGTCGCGGGCTCGGGCTTTTTCTTGGCAGCCACGGGGTACTCCTTCTCCTTCTTCTTATACAGATCTCAGATCTCGACCGGCGTTTCGACCTACGGATGGGCTACAAGTCAACAAGTTAAACGTTAGCTCAGCAGTAGATTTTGGGTGAATTTGTAGATCGTAAGAATAATTGAGGGTTTTCTCCCCGGGGGAGGCTGGGCCCCGCCTCCACTTCGGCATACACAAATGTCGGATCGCGCGCCCGCCGAAACTACGGCGAGGTTGTCAAGGCTTTTCTTTGATGGTCACAGTTGCAGACCAATGCTGACATCAACTGTAAGTGTAGGCGAACACGGGAGTTAGAGTGCTTGACATTAAAGTGTGACATCAGGTGTGACATCGCGTGGTCGAGGGGCAGATCGATCCCAGATCCTGGGCCCGATCCCTGATGAGTTAGGTTTGTCAAGCCCCCCTCCATTACGTTGATCTACGTAATGAGGCCCCGGATCGCCTGTGGATCCGACAATTTTGTCGGGCCGACCCGAGGGGTCGCGCGGCCTTTTGACAGCTCGACCAGAAGTCAAGCCCTATTTCTCCTGTGGATCCACAACTACAGAGACGGCCCCGCTGTCAAGGATTTTCACCGCGGACCCCGGCATCCCCGGCAGCGGCGCGTTCAGGATGACGACCGCCGGCCCACTCCCCCGGCCTGACTCGGGCAGCGGGTCGATGGTGCCGGCGTGCATCAGCCAGTCTTTCGCCGGCCGATGATCACCCCGAGCCGAGGCCAGACGCGAGGCCTGCTCCCAGTCGGCCAGCCTCTCGCTGCCGGCCGCCGCCATCAGGTCCTGCGCCTCCCTTGTGCTGGCCAGGCAGACCAGCCGGGCCGTCTCGCGGTTGCACCCGACGGCTTCCCCCAGCTGGGCCATCGACCACTCAGGATGGAGCTGGTGGAGCTTCAGCAGCTGGTACCGATCCAACAGGGACAGGCGCTTGCCCCGAGGCCGGGCGGGTGGCTTGGCGCCGAGCGCCGGCGGGTGCAAGCTTTTGCCGGTACCCGACGTGCCTGGAGGCGTGAGTGGAGGCCGCTCAGATTTTCGTCCCATGATTTGCTTCCAAA